TAGTAAAGTAGGAAATCGAGACGGAAGTAAGTTGGTTGTGAGAGGTTGTTCCGTATAGAAAAGGTGTTCCACACTGTTAAAGTCAATTAAGACGTGGCATATAATCGTGAGGTGTGGATAGAAACCGAACAGAGAAGTACTTGAAATTTTTGACGAATTGGGAAAGTATGGTAAACGAATTTCTTTATGGTGCCGAGCTATGCACCTAGATAAAATTGGGGTAAGGCCTCACTAGAAGGACACGCTGTAAAGAATAGGGTATTCCCTAGACATTGAACGATTGAAGTCATTAAACAAAAAAAAAGGTCTCGTAAGAGACCTTTTTAGTATCAAAATTAATTGACTTACAGAATGTTGCTAACTGCAAATTTTCTGTAGTATTGGTTAGTTCCAGCAGAAGCTAGTCCACTAGCAGGTGTAGCACCTACGAATGGGTTAGATACCATTCCGTATCTAGTTTTGAAACCAATTTTTGGTTGGAATGTATTCTCACCAACTGCACGAACCATTTGTAATGGAACGTAAGGGCAATAGAATAAACCAGCGTCATAAGGGTTAGACCCTCTATAACCTACTGTTAAGTAATCAACACCAGCATATGGGTCGATATATACTTTAACTCTTCCGTTTAGAACACCAGCAAAAGTATTACCAGTATCGTCAACGTTTAAGTTAGTAGATAACGCAGGAGTATAATCTAATACACCAGCCATTGAAAGAGCAGATGCAACATCAGAACTACATAGGATAAAGTTACCTTTTCCTCTACGTGTTTCTTTTGCTATTACATTTGATTCTCTTTCGATTTGGAACAATAGACCTTTGAATTTCTCAACAGACCATCTTCCGTTTGCATCAACGTCTAAGTTAAACGTACCAGCAGATGCAGTAGCACTTGCTCCAGTTTTACCTTGAATGTTAACATTTCTGATAACTTCTCTGTTGATTTCTGCAAGAATTTCTGATGAAAGAATATTCGCAAGTTCTGATTCCGCGTCAAGACCATGGATTGCTTTGAGGTCTTGTGCTAATTCGAGTGTGTACTCAGCTTTTAATGCTCTTGATTTTGCTGTTACAGTTGCTTTCTCAATTGTGAAAGCCATCTGAGCAAAACCATTTGATGCTTCAACATCACCAAGTGCTTCTGCACTTGCTGTTGACATACCAGCACCAGTGTTCGTAGCGTATGCACTAGCGAACGGGTCTTGGTTTGAGCCAGCAATAGGAGTAGATGTATCTTGAGCTGCATTTGAGTAACCAGTTTCTGCTTCATTGAATAATGCTTCAGTCTTGTTTTCTCTACCAGCTGTAGAATAATCGTTATATCTTGCTTTCATAGCAAAGATAAGTCCTGTTGGGCCTGTCATTGGTTGAACACCGCAAATGTCGTATGCAACGAGATTTGGCATAGCTCTACGAACTAGGGATATTAAAATCGGGTCCCAGTTACTAATTGCAGAACTACCAGTAGCATTTAAAGGTGCAGCTTCGTCAAGAGTAACTCTATCTTCGTTAAGAGCTTTTTCTTGGTTTTCTAGGATAACTGCTGTGACTGCTCTTTTGTAGTTGTCTTCGATTTTTGGCAAATCGGAGTGTTCTAGAATAGGGCTCCACTTTTCTTGTAAGTTTTCTGATAAAAACATTTTATTTTCCTTTAATTTTAACCTAATGGTTTAAGTTTACTAATCGCAGATGAATATCTTGCAATAGTTGGGTCAAGTACAGGTTCAGAACTTTCGTCCTCGTATGTACCTTCACCTTCCATTACTAGAGTTTCTTCTACTATAGAATCTACATCACTTGGGAAATAAGCTTCTTTGATTTCAACTACTTTCTCTTGAAAGTCTTCTACGTCTTTGAAGTCTACACCATTTGATAAAGATTCTAATTTCTCTTTTTGTGATTCAGATAAGTCGTTTCCAGCTTCTCTAACCACATTACTTCTCTTGAGAGTATCTAACTCTTCAGTGATGTCCATATTTCTAGTGACTTCACCATCAAGTTTTTGTTCCATCTCATCGAGACGATTTGCGAGTTCGTCAATAACATTGTATTTATCTTCAGGAACTTCGACATAATGTTCAGTGAACAATGTCTTTAATCCATCAATAAACCCTTCTGTCATTTCTGACCTCAAACCTCTTTCTATTGCAAGTTCGTTTTCTTTCGTCCACTCTTCTGCACAATATGAAAGATACTTGTCAACTGCTTCCGTAAGGTCACCTTTAACAGTATCAACTGAGGTTTTTAAATTTTGTGAATACTGAGACTCTAACTCTTCTTTAAGTTCTGCAACTTTTGATTTCACTGCAGCTGTAAAGATAGTTTTTGCTTTCTCAGCATTTTCTTCTGATAAGTCTAATGCTTCAGAAATTGCTGATAGGTCGTCATCTATTTCAATTTCAACTAAAGATGCTTCAACTGATGCAGACTCTTTGACTTCTTTGTCATCTTCGTCTTCATCTTCGTCTTCATCTTTTTCTTCTTTGACTTCGTCTTCATCTTCGTCATCGTCTGACTTTTTCTTCATTTTTTCAAATGTTTCTGCAACTGACTCTTCGTCCATTGCTTTTAATGATTCGACTACTTGTCTTGCGACTTCTGCTTTAGTCAAGGTTTCGTCTAACTCTTCTTCAGATATTGTTCCCAATACTTGTTGAATTTCTTCCTTAGTCATTTCCTTCATGTTGTTGACGATAGCCTTGATTGATTCCATTTTAGACATTGAACTGTCTTCATCAGAATCTTCTTTAACTTTTTTAAGTTTTACTTGCTTCTCGGCAGGAGCTTCACCTTTCTGTTGAGCATCTCCACTCACTTCTTTGGTTCCTTTCTCTGCACCTTTTACTGAGGCAACTGCTTTGTCAACAGGATTTTCTTCAGGTTTGACGACTTCACCCTTTCCACCTTCGATTGAAGCTGCATCTGATGAACCTTGCTTTACAGGTTTTGAGTCACCTTTTTCTGCTTTAGAATCAGGCTGCATTGCCTCTTCTATTGCTTGTTCTAGGTTATTTTCTAAATCTGCCATTTCTTTCTCCTGTTTGAGATTATTTTGTATTCTCTTTTTTATTTATATGTTATAGACTCTCAACGAACCTTTTCCATAGATTTAACTTAGTTTCTTCTAACTTATTTAGTTTTGCAGTTTTAAGTTGTTTCTGCATAATTTCTGCATCTTTAGCTTTAAGGATACCACTCTCCATTACCCACTCAACACCTTCCATAATACCTTCTACGAAGGCTTCGGGTGCAGACGGGTCGGCAACGATATCAGCTGCAGTTGCAAGTTGAAAGTCACTTTTCACATGTTGAATACCACCTTTTTCTTCCAAGGAACCTAATCCTCTAGATGATACTCCTAATTTAGCACCATCATTGATTAAATTCTTTACGATTTGACCATTGGGTGTGCTTAAAATCTTTGCTCGTCCCACGAAGTTATTACCATCTTCTTCTAAAGATGTAATCATGTGAGACACTTTGTCTAAATTGATTGTTGGGCCTTCAGGATGTCCTAACTCACCAAAAGCACGTTGCTTATTGATGAACTCGTCCCTGTATCTGTTGACCTCTTTTAACATTACTTCTTTAGGGTAAACACGACCATTTCTGTTTTTGATGTTGGACTGCATGAAAACACCTTCAATAAAGTGTTCCTTCTCACCCTTTTCGTTTGCTTCAACGATGACTGGTGATATTGAGTAGTCGTTATATTCAGATATTAATTTCATCTAAGATTTCCCCTATTGTAATTCCTTCTTCGGACATGCTACCCATAATTTTTTTGATATCTTTCATCTCTTTCTGAGCAGATTTCAAATCTTTATACGGCATATCTCCACTAAATTTTCTTCCGTCCATGTACACATCAACTTTATTTCGTTTGTTCTGCACATAAACAATGTTTACTTTCTTCCCACCAACCTTTGCAGTTTCTTTAGATAACTCTTTCTCACCCGATGCAATTTTAAATTTTGCTTCGTGTAAGATGTGTGATATCTCTGCAAATGTTTTCATTATTTGTCTTCCTGACTCGTGTTGTTTACCCAGTCTACTTGCATTTCGACTCTTTTCATGTCAACAGTTTCTGCAGCCTTCTCTTTCATACCAGTAAAAACTGATTCTTTTGCCGCATCTAGTTTACCATTTGCAATTTGGTCAACTATTGTTTTTGCTATTTCACTACTCATTAGTAATCATCTCCTTCTTCATCATTATCGTCCTCATCATTTGACTCTAGGTCAATTTGAGCATTAATTAATTTAATGTCATCTTCAGACTGCATTAAAATGTATTTTCTAATATACTCTTTAGAGTAATATTGTCCAACATATTCACTAACTTGTGATAGAACATCCATTCTATCTCTTAACAGTTCAAACTCTTTAAGTTCTTTAAAGTGATTGTCTGTTTCAAAGTTATAGAGTATAAAATCTCTAAACTTATCAAACTCTTCTGCACTTACAATTTCTTTTAACACTAATTGTGTTCTAAGAATGTCTGTAAACACTCTTGAGAATTTCTTCTGAAGTCTGTTCGTAAACTTGTTGAACTTAACTTCATCTCTAGTAATCTCTGCAGACCTTCCCATGTTGAAACCATTCTCTGATTCCATTCTTGAGACTGGAACATTCAGTGAACGATATAACTTCTTCTTGAAGTATTCTATATCTTCTATCTCTGAAAGGTTCTGTCCGCCAGGCAAAGTCTCAATTTGAGTTCCTCTACCACCTTCTCTTCTCGGTAACCAAAAATCTTCCAACATACTCATATGTTTTCTGTCATCTTTGATTTCACCAGTATCTGCATTATAGATAAGTTTATTTCTATACTTATTCATTACGTCTGCAAGGTACTGTTCTGCCTTTGCTTTTGGAAGGTTACCTACATCTATGTAGAATATCCTTCTTTCGGGAGCTCTTGATATCCTATAGATAACAAGTGCATCTTCCATCATTGATAACTGATTTGCAGTCTTCAATGCTTTATGAAGATACCCGATGACTACATTCTTACTGTAGTCTAATAGTCCTGAAGTAGTATATGATACTGCCTCGGGAGCAATCTTAAGTGTGTTGCCTTCTCCAGCTGAACCACCCTTATCGAAACCTTTATCGTTGAAGACATAAAACTCTTCAACCTTTACAATCTTTTCTACACCCGTCTTCGGGTCTTTGTCTTTCTCTACGTTTCGGATTTTTTTAATCTTCAACGGGTCAACGTTTCTTATGTCGACAATACCTTTCTTGATATTTTTAGAGTCAACAACTTTATGGAAGTATACTCTTCCATCTACGTACCATTTTCTGAAAATTTCATGAGAGTTCTGATTGAACTTCATCATAGATAAGATGTTATTGAACTCGTTATGCACCTTTCCTTTGATACTTTCAGATAGTTCAACATCTCTTAAGTCAAGTGATACAATTCGGTCTTGAACATCCGATGTAATACACTCGTTTATTATATCCTCAATCGCTAAGTCACACTCGGGGACTAAAGATATTTCTCGGTATTTCTTAATGAGACCTGTCTCATTCTTAATACCACCTTCCATATCGACATATGAACCATACGCACCACCTGATATAAACCCACCAGGCTGTTGTTGAATAACGGGAGTCCCATCATCCTCAACAGGTGCAACAAAAGAGGATGCATTTGCAACCTCTAAATTTCTCAACTCGTCTTTTTTACGAGTTATTTCGTAACCAAAAATTTCCATACTAATATTTATACCACTTTAAAGTGGTCTTTTTCACGTTTATTAAATGACTCTTTCCCAGTGAGAGAATTCAAAATCAACTGTAAACTCTTCCAGTGCATCAACATTTTCATAAGATAGGTCAATCGCACCGATTGAAGTTGGGAACATATTGAAGAATTCATATCTCGCTAGTACTGAGTCATCTTTATTTAACTGTTCAACATACGCACGTGATAGTAAGTAATCAGTGGTTGTTGAGCCTTCACCACTATCTAATGATTGAATCTCAGTCTGCCACCCTTCTAGAGCAGTTCTTGATGAGAATTCTACATCATTAATAATAGTTACTGACCATGGTTCAAATGTTCTGTCACCAGCAAGTTTAAGGATATGTCCTCTAAAGTTTACTGGGACTGTACCTATAGTAGCAGGTGGTATTTGTGCAGCTTTACACAAAAATTCTATCTTATTACCTGCTCTAGGTAAGAACACTCTAAATCGGTTTGCTCTTGGGCCACCACCGATTAATTGTGCTTTAAATTGGTCTATTGTTGCCATGTTTTATGCTCCTTAAACTGCACCATATATTTCACTAAACTCGACACCACTTCTCGCAGCAACAAAGTTCAATGTAATAAAGTTAATTGATTTAGCAGGTTTGACAAAGATTGAACATACAAATTCATTTCTGTCAATCACTGTATCCGTGTTATTTGTTTCGTCACAAACAACTGAGAAGTCTACTAGTCCACGTCTGTTTTTAACGTCTCTTAAGAAAGGTTCAACAGCAGCTCTAAATTGTGCTCTTGTGAATGCATCGTTGAATTCAAACAACTGAGCTTTAGCTGCAGTTGCAATTGCTTTCTCTAATACGATGAATAGTCTTCTTACGTTAATTCTATCAAATGCAGATGGTACTGTTAATGCAGTCTTATCACCGAATAATACAGTTCCTTGTCCAGCAAATGTTACAACTGGGTTAATCCTATTTCTATATAAGTCATCTCTAGATGATTTAGAAGGATTGAATGCAAGTTTAGTAATACCTAAGTATTGTCCTCTTGAGAATCCAGCAGGTGAGAACCATGCATCTCTCAATAGGTCTGAACGAACCATTAGACCAGCAGTATGTCCACAAGCAGGTGTCCAACAGTACTTATCATTGTATCTGTCATATCCATATACCCAACCACTGTCGAATACTGCATATGAAGAAGATGATGCTGTTGCATAGTCCGCTAAGACGTTTGTTAATTGTGATGACTCTGAAGTTACATTGACTACTGATGCTCTTCTAGGAGAAACAACTGCCATACAGTCTTTTCTTCCTTCACATAGTAGGATTGCTTGGTTGGTTAATGTTGTCCAATCTGCAAGTGTATCTTGGTCAACACCACTACCACTATCACATCTTGTTGAACCAACAACTAAGAATGATACGTCTGATGTTTCTCCATCACTGAAATGGTCTGTCCATGTACCATGTTTCTCTCCAGCAGTACCTGTTCTTCCATTTGCACCACCAGTCATTGATGTTTGAATAGGTGCAGAAGGTCTACCGAATGCAGTAGTACCTGATAATGCATGTGTATGTACACTATTAGCTGCTGGGTGAGTTGAAGTTTCATGTCCAGTTACATAAACATACTGAGAACCAGTCTCTAAAACGTTTACATAGTAGTTTGATTGTCCTGATGCGTCTTTAGCGTCTGATGCACCTGATACGAAACCGAATGTTTCTAATACTGTTCCAGCTGTTCCAGTGAATAAACCATCTTCGTCTATAACTACAATATGCATTTCATCATCTGAACCACCAGCTGCAAGTGCAGATGCACTCTTACTTGGTGCTTTATCAAATGATGCATAGTGTTCCCAGTATCTATCGATAGATGTTGAGTTCACGATTGCTGATGTTAGTCCAGTTCCAGCAGGTTGATTAAGTGCTTTAATTGTTAATACATCAGTATTAATTGCAGTAACTTGATAATGTGTAGTGTGGTTAGCAAAAGTTATAATATCACCTAAAGTGAATAGTCCACCACCACTTGCTACTAAAGTAATAGCAGTTGCACCAATAGCAGCTGCACCTGTAGATGCATGAGTGGATGATACTGCATCATTATAGTATGCATCACTAGATGCACATACTGATGTTCTTAGTGAATTACCTAGTAATCCTGCGTATTTTGCAGTGAACTTACCAACTGTTGCATGTTGTGATAAATCTTTATATGTTGAACGATATTCTTCTAGGTTCTTGATTAATGAAGTTGCATGTCCTGAATAGTTTGCAGAATACAAACCAGTTGCATTAATCCTTACTATTCTGAGAGCAGAACCATATCTTAGGAACCCCTCTGCAGTATAGAAGTCTTCTGCACCAGCATCTGTATTTGCTGGATGATAGAAGTTATCTACTAAACCTTGACTATCGGAAACTGTTACTACCTCATCAACAGGGCCCCATTGGAAACTACCTGCGAATGCACCGACTGTTGACGATACCGCTGGCACAACATTCGTTAAGTCTACTTCTGAGACCTGAATGCCTGGTGATACTTGAAATGCCATACTTTTCTCCTGTTAATGTAAAAAGTGTTTACTGTTTTATTTATAAGTATTTATTCTCTAACGAATCCTAAGAAGTACTATCTACAAACCATCTATCCCCTTCTACATCTACAAAGGTCTCTTCTTGACCTTCTAATGCACCGAAGACTCCTGCTGGGAGTAAATCATCCTCTATTAGTTTCTGTTGTTCAGAATACAGTAACGTTTTTACAGCTTTATCTGTTAAGTGTTCGAAATAGGGGGTTGTTATAAACCAACTAAACAAAACACAATTCATAACCATATCATCATGATACCCTCTGTCTGCCTCATATGAGGTTCCTTTATGGACAAAGGTCATCAGTTCTGTTATAGTCGTCCTATCGATTAACGTCAATCGATTTTCTTCTAATAATTCTTTTAATGTTGAACATCCAATCCTCTTGATTTTCCTGTTCATTGTTACACCAATATCTTCTGCCTTACTCATTCCTTGAACGAATACACTTTCATATTCGACATCATAGTGTAACATCTTTGCAACCAAACTTCCTTCTGCATTATTCTCTATAATAACTAATGCATCGTTGTATGGATGTGCATACTTATTGATAACATCGGGTAATAACATAGGGGATATCATATTATCTCTATACGTTGCAACCTGTTTGAAGGGTTGAACCGATACATCAAAGATAGAAAAAGTAGAATAGTCGATACCACGTCCTTGTGAAACATCAACAGTACAAACGTACTCGTGTCCTTCTACTGGTCTATCGTATATATTTATGTTATCACGATTCCAATCAGGGTCAATTGACCTCATTCCTAGTAAAGTATTTGAATTAATCAATGTTGTTCCTGTTCCTAGGAAACTATTTCCATACTCCTGTTCGAACTGGGTTTCGGATGTGTTTGCAATGGTCTGTTTCTTCCACTCTTCATCTCGGCCTGGCACGTCAAACCAGTTGATAAGGAAGTGTTTGTATTCAGATTGTTTCTGAACTGCACTCTCATATATCTTATAGAACATATTACCAACACCATTTGCAGTAGATGTGATAATAACCTTTGAATTTTTACCCGAGGTAACAACTGGATAGGTAGATGTATAGAATTCTTCTGCATTTTCTACGAACGCAAACTCATCAAGATACA